AACCTGAGGACACCTGCAGAAGCGATAAAACTACTTTGCATCAATCATCCTGAGCTACAGCGCGAGCTGATTACGGCGCATGAGCACGGCATTGGGTACCGAGTCATTCAAGCTGAGACCGATCTGGATTATCCAGACTTGCGCCTCCCGATTGGGCAGCATGACCTGATCGTCGCTCCTGTGATCGCAGGCAGTGGCGGTGGAACTGGAACGATTTTGGCGGGAGTGGCTTTGGTTGCGTTTGCAGCCTTAGTCCCTGGATTGGGGGCCGCTGGTGCGGCAACTATTTTCGGGACAGCGTTCGGGTCAACTTCACTTGCTATTGGCGCAATCGGCGCCAGTTTGATCCTCGGCGGTGTCTCTCAGCTGCTGTCACCTCAGCCAACAATTGGCAACCTGGGCTCTAATCGATTAGGCAGCGGTGACAGCCTGTCAACAGATGGCCCGCAATCCGTCACCCGGGGCACAGATGGCCGCCAGTCGTACGCTTACACCGGAGCAGCTAACACCGTTGGGGTTGGCGCGACGATCCCAGTGGCCTACGGTGAGGTGCTGATTGGGTCTCAGCTGCTCTCAGCAAATGTAGATGTTACAGATGAGTCTGATCCATTACGGAATGTGATCAAGACGCCAGGGCCTGAAACCATTCTGTTCGGTGGCGAAAAGATTGGATTTAGCAAAACTGAAGCGTCTGGCATTAGATGCAGAAGATGGGAATATGATCAAGTGAAATTTTCAGATGGCAATTCATCCCAAAGGTTTTTGACGCTGCAGCAAGGTAACGTGACAAAACTAGACGAAGTTGATGGGGAAGACGATGACAGGGCTGATAATTATCAAGTGTTTTTTGAACTTCAGGACGGATTGTTTGACCGTGTCAGTGGAGAAGGCTCAAGCTTCGTAGATGGCTTTATCACTTATGAAATTGAAGTTACGACTAAAGTTTCAGGCCCTGACCCTGTGACCGCAACTCTTAGGGGTACTGTTCAGGGTTTGCTTTTGCCTGGGCAAAGGTATAGATGGATGAATTACATTAAATACGCGCCAATCGAAGATAACAGGGGAGTCGACACTAGAGTGAAAATAATTGATTTCAGGGCGAATGAATCTTGTAATTTAAAGGTTGCAATGAACGAATACAATCGATTTAAAGACGACAGCCAAAATAAAGCGTAATGGCATTAAACTCCACTTCAGTTATTCGCGTTGTCGATCTTCTTTGTGAAGGGCCTATCGCTGGCCTGGTCGGATGCGATGAAGGGATCTTCTTAGAAGAGACTGCGATCAGGACAGGAACAGACCGGAATTTTGCATCTGAGGATGTCTCCTACGATTTCAAGCCAGGCGGCAAAACGCAAAGCCAGCTAGAGCAGGGAAAGGACGGCACTTCAACGGTTAATGATGTAAACGTTGAGATTGGTCAAAACTACAGTGAGACGCTAAGCGATGAAAACAAAGTCATAGCCAGGGATTATGGAGCCGGTCAGGTCACAAGGCAAATCACAGATACAGACGTTGAGTCGTTTGAGCTGTTGCTCAGCATCCCTCGGATGTTTTCAACAGCCCAGGAAGGGCTAGCGAAAGGTCAGCTTTTTAACGGCAGCATCCAAATTGCAATCGACGTTCAGGCTCAAGGCGAAGCGTTCAATACTGTTTATGACAGGACGATTACAGGCATTGCGGTGAGTGAATATCAACTTAAGTCCCCACGAATCAACCTGAGCGGTCAAGGCCCGTGGAATATCCGAGTGAGAAAAGTGAACCTCGGCGAAAATCACTTTGAGGTTAAATTTCAAAACTTTACTGATATTGATCAAGACATCCCAATTGCAAACGGCAGGGGCAATCGGATATTTTGGACCAGCTTGATCGAGCTTCAATCTCTTAGAACAGCATATCCATTTTGCGCGGTGGCTGGTCTTTCGATCTCTACGCAGCAGTTCAAAAGCTTGCCGACGAGGGCTTACAAGATCAGAGGCCGGATCGTTGAAGTTCCATCAAATTCATTTGTTCGTGCTGACGGAAGCCTGGGGTTTGATGGAGCATTTGATGGCAGCCTCAAGAGAGCTTGGACGACCTGCCCGGTGTGCTGCTGGTACGACATGGCCACGAACAGCAGATATGGGGCCGGCGATTTTGTAGATGCGTCAAACCTGAGCTGGGTCGATCTATATCCGCTGAGCCAATATTCAAATCAGTTGGTTACAAACCCAGACGGCACACAAGAGCCGCGTTTTGCCTGCAACACCGTGATAGCCAGTAGGGCTGAAGCGTTCAACGTTTTGCAGGATCTAGCCAGTGTGTTCAGAGGGATGTTGTATTGGCAGGCAAACACGATTCAAGCGACAGCTGACCACGGGAACCTAGACGGCAGCAGCCTTTCGGCTGTGCATCTTTATACAAATAGCAACGTTATCAACGGGGCGTTCTCTTATTCAGGAACATCACTAAAAACCAGGAGCACATCAATAAGGGTCAGATATAACGACCCCGCAAACTTCTTCAAGTCAAATGTTGTTGTAGTTGAAGATGCGGAGCTGATAAGCAAATACGGCTATCAGGTGAGGGAGTTGGTGGGTTTTGGCGTTACCTCAAAGTTTCAAGCGCAACGGCTGGGGCGGTGGGCGCTTTTGTCTGAGGAGATTGACGGCGAGGTCGTGACCTTTACCACAGGGCTGCAGGGCGCAGTCGTTTTCCCTGGGCAGATCTTCGCCGTAGCCGACGAAATGCGGCAGGGCGTGCGTCTTGCCGGACGAGTGAGCGCAGCAACAACGTCTGCAATCACGCTCGACCAAACTGCATCATTGACAGGTGGCGGCAATGATCAGCTGACATGCACACTTCCAGACGGATCGATTGAGACGCGGCCAATCCTCTCTGTAGCGGGTTCAGTGGTGAATGTGCAGGCTTTTAGTGCTGCGCCATTGTTGCAGTCAATATGGTCGATCAGCGCAAGCAACATTAAAGAGCAGAAATTCAGATGCCTTTCAGTGTCTGACAACGGTGATGGCCAATTTGGAATCACAGGCGTTGAAAGCAATGACAGCATTTATTCAGCCGCTGACAGTGGCGGGAAACTGGAATTTGAGCCAATAACACTATTAAATGAAACACCAGCAAAGCCTACAAACTTAAATATTTCAGCCCGTCAAATTCAGATCAATAGCGAAACAACTAATCAAGTCGTTGTTTCATGGTCTCGCGGTTCAACTGGCCAGACTGTTGATTTTGAGCTGGAATACAAGCTCGGCGATGGGAATTACACAGCTGTTTCAACGTCCAACGTATTTTTAGAAATCAATGGGTTGAGTGTCGGCACTCAGCTCACGGTGAGGGTGAGAGGCGTTGGCGTTGCTCCACTGCGGAAACGCTCGCCCTATGTGACTGGGCTGTTTACGGTGCCAGTCGTTGAAATCGAGCCCGGCCAGGCTGGTGTCACTGTTTTGCCGCCAGATCCTGAAGACGTTACGATTCAAGCGTCTGGCAGTGATCAAGTTGTACTGAGGTGGGCAATACCTCAAACCGCGCTGAATACAGATAAGTTTCTTGCGCTGATCAGGCAAGCATCCCAGACCGATGGAACGGCGACTTGGCCAAACAGCACGCTCCTAAGGAAGGTTGAAGCTAGGACGAATTACGCAAGTTTGCCGCTGATTGAAGGAGAGTATCTGGTCAAGTTTGAGAGCGAATTTGGCCAGCGCAGCGCAAACGCAAAATCAGCAGTCATCAGCCTACCGGCGCCTATCCCAAGGCTTGACATTCAGACGAGAAGAGAAGATCAGGACTCCCCCCCATTCAGAGGAATTAAAGACGGTGTTTTTTATGACAGCGATCTTGACGGCTTGGTTTTAGGTGGCGCTTCAACCCTCAGTACGGTTTCAACTGTCGATGATGTTGTTGATTTTGACGAGCTGTCATCCGTTGATGACCTTTCACTAATTGTTATTTTCGGTGATCGCTTGCCCACCGGTGAATATTACTTTGAGAACGTGCTTGATCTTGGCGGCGTTTTCAGCGTGCTTTTTGAAAGAAAGCTGACCACAAGAGGCATCTATCCTGATGCGTTGATCGATGACAGAACAGAGTTTATCGACAGGTGGTCAGATGTAGACGGCGACTTGGCGGACGACACTAGCGCTGATCTGTTCTTCAGGACAAGCAATCAAGTCACTGTTGATCAATTTTTCCTTTTAGAGGACGGTGATTTCTTGTTGCTCGAATTTTTGACAAACAAGATCGAGACAGAATCAGATATAGATTTTGGCGCATGGACTCCAATGGAATCAGGCCGCTACACCGGCAGACAGTTCCAATTCAGGGCGAATCTGCAAACATTTGCCAGCGATCAAACTCCAATTGTTGATGAGCTTGGCTTTACCGTGCAGCTTGAATCACGGACAGAAAGCAGCGCAACAATTGCAAGCGGGGCAGGGGCCAAGGTGGTGACGTTTGCGAAAGCGTTCTATCAGGTGCCTGGCATTGGCATCACGGCATCAAACCTGGCGGCGGGGGATTATTATGAAATTACATCCCCCAGCGCTAGCCAGTTCACGATTACGTTCAAGGACTCCAGCAATGCAGCGATTGACCGTAATTTTCAGTACCAAGCAACCGGGTTCGGAACCGCAGAGACTTAAATGGCAACTTCAGATTACGTTTTAGCCAACGCTTCAGGCGCGGCATTTAGAGCTGATTTGAATGCAACCCTGCAGGCAATCGTCAGCAACAACAGCAGCGCAACCGAGCCCAGTCCCACATTTGCTTTCATGTGGTGGGTTGACACGGCAAACAGCCTGCTGAAACAGCGCAACACAGCAAACTCAGCATGGATCACGCTGGGAACGCTTGACGGGGGGAGGCTGCTGAAAGACGGCAGCTCAGCAGCTCCGGCGCTGGCGTTTGCGGCAGATACCGACACGGGGCTAGCAAGGGGAGGAGCTAATCAGCTGAATTTCGTCGCTGCTGGTGAAGACGTAATCACGGCAAGCTCAAGCAATGTTGTCATCAATGAAGGGGGCAACAACCTTGATGTAAGGATTGAAAGCCAAAACAATTCAGTTCTTTTATGTACGGACGCAAGCACGGACAGGATCGGGGTGGGCCTCAGCAACCCCGGAACGTTGGTAGAGATTGTTGGCGATGAGCCTTATATCACCATAAGAAACACCACTCAAGAGGATAATGTTGGTGGACGAGAAAGCAAAGTCATATTTGAAGGTGAACAATCAGGCGGTGAGATTTCTACGCTGGCCCAAATAGAAGCCAGTCATTCGACCAGCGACGACAACCAAGCGGGCAGACTTTCGTTTTCTACTAACAGCGGGTCTTCAATTAACGAAACGTTGAGGCTAGGCAACGAAGGTGATGTTTTGCTATGCGGAACAACTGTAATCACTCCGGGCTTCAGCAACACATCGACGGGCGCATCATTTGAAAAAACTACAGATGGCGCAAGTCTTTACGTGAGCAACGATACAACCACCCCAATTAAGGCAAACAAAAACAC